CGTCAATCTTAAACTTCAATACGCCTTGTGCTTTAGAGAAATCAATAGTTGCTACGTTATTTTCATCTAGTTCAACGCCGTCCAGCTCATGACCATCGCGCTCCAATGTTCGCAACTTCTCGGCTGTTTCATCATCAAGCTGCATTTTCTCCACTCCACTACGCTCAGCAAAGTAGAGATTGATAGCTGTCTCGCTCCATTCTTCAAAGAATGCTTCAAAGCCTTTGCGGAGGGCGTTATCATCAATGGATAATTGTGCTTGTTGAGTCTTCAAGGCTTGCGGTGTCTTGCCAAACCCAGGGTTGCCAACCTCAGCACTGATTGAGGTGTCTGGACTGTTGACCAGGTTGAGCATCTGCGACTTTTGCAATCCGTACAGGTTTGGATATTCGCGTAGGGCGGTCGTGTCGATATTCATCGGCTCGATGCGCGCATTTTGATCTTGAATCTTGTTAACGGCGTTAGCGCCAAAGTTGAGCCGGCGCTCGTTGACGTTACCAAAAACATTAATGGTTGGCTGCAACGCTACAGCGCGGTTGTACTGATACGCCTGCATATCGCTGTCAATAAGATTCTGAAGAGGACCAATAAGCTCCAATACGCTACGCCCAAGAGGGTTTGCACCATCGGCGTCATAGAAATACCAAGAGATAGGCATCTTGCCACGTGGGTCTTTATTTTGCTTACGTCGCACAATCTTTTCAGTAGCAGGATTAAAGGTATAGAACGTTGCACCAACACCAACCTGAAAACCGGTTACAATTTCAATACCTGATGGGTCAAGCGACCGCTCCTGCTCAGCTTCATTCTGTGCTTTATCATCTTTGCTGATAATAGCGTCCTTGATTTCCTCCAAAGCTTCCAAATCCCATGACGGTTCATACTCTGCATTCTCTTCCTTAGCTTTGCGGCGGCGTTCTTTTTCAGCGTCAATAAGCTGCTCGACGTCAGCCTCTTGCCACCATGAACGCATGAATACATAACTGCAATCACTAGCAGATTTCTTACCTGGTTGAATAGAAATATCTCGCCAGGATACGATCAGGTAGTCTGGCAGGAGCTCATCGTCGTTATATAGCATTGGTGTGTATACCGCTACCGAGCCAAACGTCTGGCCGCCCTCTACTGTCATCCAGCTTTTATGAATCAAGTCGTATTCGGTGTTGGCGTTTGGTAGAATATTCTCTAGGTAGGCAAACTCGGCGATAATCGGCCATGGACTGTTCTCGTCGACAGTACTAACGACGCCGGTTGGTAGCTGCTGAATCGTGCGTCGCGGCGATTTGATGATGATTGAAGATGCTGTGCCGTCGGTAGTCTTCGGAAATGCCTTCGGGATTTTTGGGTGCGGCTTATTTCGGGCAATACGAGAAAACTCCGGAAACGGCTTAGTTAGCAGTTCGGTCTGCTCTTTAGCAGTACCGTATAGGTCAAAGATATTTTTCTCTGTTAGAAAAGAAAAAGCCACTGATTACTCCAAAGATTACTGTTATTTGCAGTAAACTCTGGTTGTTTTCAGTGGTTTACGCTTGTATTATATCACAATTATGTTTATTGGGAAATATTCTGTTACGCCCCAAGCTTTGTGTATTCAAAGACGACATCAAATGAGCCTTTATACACCATCTTAGCTCTGCCATCATACCGTATCGATGGGTTGATTAAGCCCTCGTCCTTTTCAATCCGCATAGTGAGCTCATCAACTTTATCCCGTGCTTCGGCCATAGATCCAACGCGGAATCGTTCCTCAAAATGTAGTTTTGTTCCAATGATGTTGTGATTTTGATAATTCTTCTCAACTTCAACTGTAGTATTGTCATCTAGCTGCTGCTTCTCTTTAACTTTGCCAAATTCTGGTACAAACTTTTTCATACTAACCCTCCACCTCGATTATTTTACCTAGAATGTCTTCATCTGATATCAACAGATATTCATCATTATTAAGCTTCGTCTCTGTCGCTGCATACTCTCGATAAATAATCTGATCACGCTGCTTAAAATCTTTGACCAAAGCACCGACATTAATAACTTCCGCCTGAGATAGGTTGTCTACCGCATTCTTAGGTACAAATATACCACTAGCTGTCTGCTCTGATGCTTCGATTCTCTTTGCAAAGACTTGATGATTTGCTGGCTCGATTGTTTTCACAACTCCCTCCTTAATTCCATGTTGCTGTTATATCTCTATCTGTAAGTGATTGATTGTATACCTCGCCGCTGCCGACATCGTCCTCTGGGCGTTGAGCCAGCTGTACTTGATATGCTAATGAATCGCTTGCGTCATCGTTGGTGGCTTTAGGAAACATAATGAGTTCGTCTTCTAGGTCTTTACAGAAATTCGTGTCACCGTGCTTGATGTGATAGATGCCACCGCGCTCGTATCGTGGGACTAGAGCTTCAATTCTCAGCGCCTTGCTATGTCCGCCGTGTTTGAGCAGCTCGACATCTATGTAGACACCACGCCGCAATATCTCTTCATCCCAAACCGACTTCAGGGCTTGAGTAAACTGGTTGTCCTCGATGCCAATCTTGTGTAGGTTGTACCGCTTCCAGTTCGTAAACATGAGGTCAACTAGGTCAGTGGCGGATAGTTTTGTCCGATAACATATCACGTTCCATTTGCCTTCGCGGTCGATAAAGTTGAGGGTGATGCCGATGTAGTCAGTACCTTGCTTTACATCATCTTTACCTCGCGGGTCGATTGTCATGACGTTGTAAGTATCACGCTGTAAGACGTTACTGAATTCGCGGTATTTGTACCATGCTTGCTTGAACTTACGGTTCTCTTCGTCAATTGGGTTTTGCTGGTAAAGTGCTGAGAATTCATAGCTACCCATTTCAGCACGCTTTTTTAGTAGCTTTTCAAGCGGGAATTTGCCTGGCCACAGAGCTTCACCTGATTTGCGGTGTTCGTCGTCTTCAGTAGCGATAGCCTTGTATTCAATGATTTTCCATTCATCGTACGCTTCACCTCTAGCTTTAGCTTCTCGTGACGCTTTGAGAACTCGACCAGCGAGGTCGTCGTCGTGCCAACGCGTCAAGATAAATACAATCATTGAGTTGCCTTCCTCGCGTGTCGAGAACGTTGACTTGTACCAGCCATCACGTGCTTCACGGATCACAGGGCTATCTGCTTCTTCTCGGTTTTTGAATGGGTCATCAATAATACCAATCTTAAAGCCTCGTCCGGTCAATGCACCACCAACACCAACTGCGGTGTAGCCGCCACCTTCCTTGGTGATCCAACGGCCTTTAGCGCGGGCGTCCGCACGCAGTCGTGTTGAGAACATTGCGCTGTACGTGTCTGACTGCATTATATCCCTAGTTTTTTGTCCAAAGTCGGTGGCTAGCTCAGCAGAATATGACGATACAACGATTGGTATGCTTGGGCTTTTGCCCAACACCCATGATGGAAACTTCTGCGTGGCCGTGTCGCTTTTACCGTGTCGCGGCGGCATAAATATCATCAGACGGACGTCTTCACCCGCCATAAGGCGTCGGTAGCCATGCTCCAATTCTTTAGCGATCTCAGCATGAAACCACTCTAATTGGTATTTCGGATCAATAGCAATACAGTACTCAGCAAATGAACCGTTCTCGGCAATTTCTCTAAGAATCCCGACTGTTTGCTCTGGCGTTAAGCAGCTGCTCGGCTTGACTTGCACTTAGCGTCACTCCTATATCGTTACCGTTTGTCGTCATGTCTAGCTTATCGCCATAGACTTTTGGATTTAGCTTAGACATCAACCACTTGCGCGTATCAATCCGCAGACGCGACCGCTGAACGTTTTCGCTGTTGAATATATAGCCATCACCCTCCAATTTCTCCATGTAGTCGTTGGTGGCGTTGTCAGCAATTTCAATAATGTCTTCGGCGTGCATATATGACCGCTCCTCACACGCACGCGCGTATTGCTCACGAAACTTATCATTTTCTCGTAGCCAGCGGAAAAACGTCTGCATAGAGATCATGTCCTTTTTTGCGCAAATAGAACGGACCGATTGCCCTTGGGCAATCATTTGACAAATCTTATCAGCTAGTTTATCGGTATACTTTGAAGGACGCCCATTCTTTTTGGGCGTTTTCTTTGGCGGTGTTTTAGGAGATTTAGGTTTATCTTTAGCGGCTGTTTTCGCCATTAAAAATTCCTCGCAAGGAATATACTGCTAAAGGACCTCTTATCGCCTTATATTATACAGGAAAGCATGAGCATTGTAAATATTATACTCTCATATCGTTTCTTAATTATCTTTGGCGTTTCACTAGTGTTTTATATAATTTTACGATTGCTCGCTTTAGATCGTAGTTACTCATGTTTTCAATATCAGACCGACCACCCAACTCTGTATAGATGTTTCTCAAATTTGCTAGTCCTTTGTCATCGGTAACTGCTTTCATGATCTTGCGCTCATAATCTTCATCATCCAGGAATAAACACGAATTTGGCTCAGACTTACTCATCTTACGATCAGGATGTCTCAAATCCATGATCTTGGCTTCTGTATAAATTGGGTCTGGGCACTTCAACCCAACCCGCGGCAAGATGTCTCTTGCAAATTCGATATGAGGACGCTGATCTTCGCCAACGATTACTCTATCGTAGCCTGTAATATCTAGAGCCATCATCACTGGATATACGTACATTAGCGCGGTCTTTTCTTTAGTCTTATATTGCGGCATGGCATTCAGTAGGTGGCTAGGTGTTACGGCCAACAACTTAGCTAGTAAAGCGACATCTAATCTCTGCTCGACAACTTGACTACTCAACTTGAACATTCTGAGTACACTCAACGCCTGCTCCTCATATTCAGGTTCTGACAGTGGTGCGTGGTGTTTAGCTATCAGGATATCTGCTTTGTATTCTATTGCTGGCTTTATCACGCTGACATAATGCCCTAAATGCAATCTGCCTGACGGGCGAAAGCCTACTATGGTATTTTTACTCATATCTTTCTCCAAAAATATCTTTTATCTTTATGTGCAACTCTTCGTGGTGTTGTCTCCTTTCATAAAGGGTCATCCGTATAGTTTTCTTCGAACAATAGCCTCGCTATAAGCAATACCAATATCACATATTCTTTGGTCTATTATAGTTTTGGCTTGCGGGTCTAGAGGTATTTTCTTTGATACCTCAGTCAACTCCGTCATGACAGCTCTCATGCTCTCTTCACGAATTATGCACTGAAGCAACCAGGCGTATCGCCCTATCTGTAGCCCATTAATAGAATGAGCGTTTTTTGCAATTTCTTCCACTATTTCAGTTATTGTCAATAAAGACCCTGCAAAATCGTCTTTGTTCATTATTCACCCCTCCTTCCCCCCAAAACCACCTCTTGCCCTTGGGTGGCACATATTGCTCGCTTCCTGTAGTCTCTGGAGTGAGCAGCTCATCCAGTTCTTTGTTATACCTTTTAAGACTTTGTTTATAACTATAAATGATTTGGTTTATGATTTCATACCCATTCTCGACTACTTCAGGCTGTGTATTATTTGTGTTGTCCCTTATGAGAATATCGTAATCGTCTTTCCGTTTGAGCCTCTCGAGATACAATATTCTTTCTTTTGCATAGTTAATTGCCATTACCAATTGCTTAACTTGTTCTCTTTTGCGATTATTCATTTCAACATCCTTTCTTGATGGTTTATTGGGTTTTGGATCGTACACTACGCTCGCAGAGTCTAGATCGTTAGCAAGATTATACATTCCGAAAAAACGAGCATCACGATCTTGAAGAGAATTTACAGAGCAAAACATTCTATGTGCAGCTCTACGGATCTCTTCTGCGCGTCCACTGCAGCGGTGACCGTAGCCAGAGTAATAGTTGTATTCTATCCACTCATGACATTTATCACACTGGATAGATGGTTGTATATCTGGGTTTTCAGCCAAGTCGTCTCTTATTCTCATCTGTTTTTCTAATTTGGATATATCAATCTTAATCTTAAATTCTTTACGCAGTTTACTATTGCATATAAGACAGTGTTGTTTACGCCCAAACATAGGATAATGCTCCACCCACTTATCACATTTCTCACAATACAACATTACTTCTCCTCCAACAACTCAGGGTTTTCGTGGATATTGCCGACAACCTCAAGATCTCCCATGCCAATATCTTGCTGATGTGTTAACGCTATAAAACAATCACTTGATCGTGGTCTCCATAATTCAAAACAGGCGTACTTTTCGTTGTAGACTATTTTCCCAGGATACTCTGGTGTCTCGACAACATCACCCTCATAAATCTCTGTACCGTTTTTGTCTTTTAGCCCTGTGTATTGCTCGATAACATGCCGCTTGTTGTCTGGGTCTGGTAACAATCGCATATACCACAAGTCAGTGTCATTTTTATCGTATATCTCAAATATAAATATATTGTTCAGATTGTTTATAGCTATGTCTTTTTCGTTAAGGTAAGCCTTTTCTATGTTATCCCAGACTCTAAACTTTATTTCACGCATTAGGTTTCCTTTCGTTCCATGTTTTAGGGTATTTTGGTATTCCTGAGCTGTCTACACAGAAGCTCGGACCATGATACCCATTTTGATAGACATAGTCTTTACCAAAATGTTTTTGACAAATCTCAGTAGGAGACAGGAAGGGGTCGTCTTTTATCGCTTTACCGATCAGAAATATAAGTGCCATCATAACTAATAGCGGTATAATCACTTGAATAGGAGTTACTCTATCTATCGGGTCTGTGTCATCTATTCTCATTGCCATGGCTTATACTAACTCCTTTTCTGCCATTGCTATGGCTAGTTGCAATACAGCGTCTAGCGGAGCTTCTGCAGTAAAGACTAGGCTAGCGTCTACTGTGCATCCTTCATCGTCCTCATAAAACGCTAACCAGCCATCTCTATATTGTGCTCGTCTAGTGGATAGTGTTAATGCACCAACGCCAAGTTTATTCTCAATAGCGTCTGGCAACTTATCCAATAAATATTCCAGTGTGTATTCTGGTGCCCAATCGTAGCAGGGTCGATTTACATCCTCAGGATAGATATGTGATTTAGGAGCTTTAAACTTGATGAGATGCTTGCAGCCAGTAATGTCTTGCCAATCAGGTTTTAGCTCATGTAGCTTTTTACATAGTTCAAATGTTTCCATGCTATATTTCCTCTCCATCCTTAAAGCACTTAGTTTGACCAACCACGCCACCAAGCGATTTACATCGAGCCTCTAAGTCTTTTGTATTCTGTTCAATGGTCATAGACAAAAGTACAAGGGCTGCAACAACAACCAGGAAAAGCGTTGCTGCCCTCACTAAGTCTTTGAGTGCTCGCAGCTCGCTTGTTCGTTGATTGTCGGTTGATTTATTGTTACTTTCCATCATTCTCACCCCTGTTATTTTCGTTGATCGTTGGTTGATCGGGTCTTTTCCCCAACACGTCCTCCGCCTTGATAATTTCAATCTCTGATTTATCAACAGTGCTATCAGCGTTATAAATCTCATCAGCGTAGTACTCTATAATGTCTGCAAAACCTGGTTTCGATACAACACTATCCCTTGTGGCGGCCTTTTTGGCTTCAGCTTGAGTTTTAGCTTCAACAAAGACAGTACCCTCCTGTACTACTCGAACTTTGACTTCGTAAATCATTGACATCTCCTTTCTCTATGTCCACAAAATTAGTGGCTTAGTTGACATTCATCATTTCGTCTTTAGACTATCCCTTGTTTGATCAAAACCCTCCTGTAGCATTTCTTGAAGGCAGGTTGAGCCGTTATAGAACTGCGTCATGAATTCATAAACACCATCTTGAACCTGAGTGATTTCAACAAAGTTGTCATATATGTCGAAATCTTTGTCTAATTCAACTTTATAAATACAATTCCCGTCGATAATGACATAGCCGTTGTCTTCTAGCTCGTATTCGTCAATTTCTTCTACGTCTTTATAGTATTCATCGCGCTCTTCTTTAGGTATGCTTTGCCAGAAATTTTTCAAATTAGATTGAAGTTCATCAGCGTCTTTATATTTTTTGCAAAGTGTGAGCTTTCCTTTGCGTCCTACAGTTTCACTCATTGTCGATCCTTTCCTTATTTATACGAGGCACAATATTTAGTAATTCCACCCCTGTTATTCTATTCTCGCTTATTTGTAGTTGGTGATTTCAACCGCATAGCTGGTTGGCTATATAAGCAGCCAGGAACAAACTCACACGGGACTTAACTTGTCATCTGCCCGTTACCAGCTAGTGCTATTAGAAAAACACTTACTGCGATGAGGGACTAGCGACTGCTAGTTCACTGCTTATATAGCCAGTTGACAACACCATTCGTAAAGCACTAATATGGTTAGTTGTGTTAATGATGTTGCCAGTTGATAGCACCAAATGATAGTTGTTTTATTTTAGGATGGTTTAGAATAGCTCCATGAAAACAAAAGGTGCGTTGGTGCTACCAGTTGACAGCACGATCACGGAGCAAAGGATTTCTCACCTTTCGGCTTACTTCCATTCGGAAACCCAGCTTTATTCCTCATATCATGCCGCCAGTTATGCGGTTGAATTGTTAATGTCCATTCAAGTGCAGAGTGCTAGCGACAGAGCATTTTACAAAGATACGATGCGTATACTCGGGTTTCCCTCTTTGTGCTCTTGCGGCGCCGTTGCAACGGGTTCTGGTTTGGCATAACCATGAAAAGGACCGCCTTATCGCCAACATTCTGCTCTTGAATATGTTAATGTCCACCCAGTTTTTCGACATATGGTAGGTCATTGGTTAATAGTGTTTATGCATCGTCAGATTTTATCGGCGCAACACCAGCCACGATCTCGTTTCCGTCCCATGCATAATCTGGCGAGGACTTTATCAAAATCGGCTCGTCATGCTTGCCAACATGAATGACTACGCCGCCCATCATGCCGTCGCTCTGCTTGAATTGTCGCAGTACCTCGATAAGCAATTTAGGATTAACTACGACCGACTTTACAGGGAACGCCTCTGAACTTTTTTGCTCAACGAACGGACGCGTCTCCGGAAAACGCAGCTCGGTTTGCTCTTGAAACGGAATCTCAGCCTTGATCGGAAAACTCTCATCGATTGGCGCCATTTCACCGTACGGATTTGTGCGAACAATAATTTTGCCATCATGAACATACGCTCGGTCAAGGTCAGTCTTCATGACTTTATCAGCGGCAACGAGCACACTCTGCGGAATGTTCATTGAACAGGCTTTCGCACCAGGCTCGGCGTCAACTTCGCGGCGGATTAGCTTATAGCCATCTGTTGCGATAAGCGTGGCTTTATATATGCCTTTCTCCTGCTCGACAATCTCCAGCCTGACATTTTCCAAAACCTTATTCTGCGGCGTTGGTTTCTGTGCCATTTTATATGCAGCGATCTGCTGCTTAGTTAGTGAAACAATGCTACTCATTTTTCCCACCAAAATCCTTTCTGCTCAGCCGCAGCCTCAGGTTGCTTTTCATTATCAGACGGGTCAATTCCAAAATAAATCATCCAGTCTTCTCGGTTTTCTTTGATGGATTTTTCAGCTTCTTCTCTAGTCGCATAGCGTACAGGTTCACCAGCATCATACCAGAGTGTCTCATCACACCATAGTTCCTGCCTTCGATGATTATAATAAATAGCCCAGCCAGCTTTATCATCCTTAAAGTCTGGCTCAAACGTTGAGGTTCGGCGTAGTCTGACTTCGGCTAGTTTGCGCTCACGGGCTTGTTCACACTCGTCTGCGGTGCGATAGGTATTACCAAACTCAACACGCCTAATGTGATATGGGTCATTTTCATCAAAATATGTAAAATGAGTATCACCATTCTCATCAAGATACCAAATCTTTTCATCTTGCTTAGGCTTCCAGTGAATACTATCTGTCGGTTCTTGGATTTCCTCAAACCACTCTGTGAGGATTTCTGGAAACTTTTTAAGGGTAGTTCTGTGATACATCATCAACTCCAGACCAGTATCTGTAGTCTCTGGTTTTTCTGGCGTGCCAGCCATAAGGTTACCCAGGCTAGACACGTAAGCTAATTGTCCAGCTCTGAATGTTGGTAGGTCTTTTGTGAGTTTATAGCGTTTCATGGTCCCATCCTAACAGTGCTAGTTTATTTGTTAACTCGGACTTTAATCCGCTTATGTCTTGGTTGCTTTCTAGTCTAATGGTTATATGTCCATCTTTTGAGGTTTTATAAACAATCTCAAACGCATTGTCGTTGTTGACAAGTCTACAATACTCTAACGCCAACCAGCCGTTTGAGCCTGCTGCTAGGTCAGACGCGAGTTGCTTTAATTCTTGTTCTTTATCATCCATATAGTTTATTCCTCCTCAAGAATATCTTCGAACTCTTTAATTAGTCTCTCCGCTACCTTTCTAGCCTCTTTCTTGGCAATTTTCTTTTGAGTATCCTCAAGAGCCTCTAGCGTAGCGATAACAGTATTTGGGTTGTTAGAGTTTATTTTAACGACAGTGTTGGCTTTGTGATAACCACCCCCGCTAAATATCTTGATATTTACTTCTGCTACTGGTTTTTTCATAGATTATTTCTCCTCGTGTTAGATATCACGATTAGTTTCGTTTAATGTATTTAGGGTAGGGCCTGGCTGTTACTAGAATTTAAAGTTTATTAAAGATGTGGATGGCATCTAGTCATTTAACCGATCAACATTCTATGAAAATAGGGCAAAGCATAGAATTAGGCACCAGGTCATTAGTTGTCGTAGTCGCGAAGAAAATTGATCCACTCAGTGAGGATTCCCATATCTGACTCTAGGTCATCTACCCATTGATCAACTTCCGGGACCTCGTCCCTGTGGGAGACGAGTATATCCACTGTATTACCCATGCTGTCATATAGGTTTTCTAGCCTAAGTATCAACCTTTCTTTTTGTGCGGATGTCATACACCCCCTTTCTTACGGGTTCGCTTATTACCTCTCTGAAACACTACCTCGTACGTATAGTCTGGATGAGCTGGTAGCCAAACATTTTCTAAAATCTTCCGACGCCACTTGTAGTCATCAGTCTCAACACCCTTGGCTTCTCGTAAGGTGAACGATCCGTCCAAGTTGTGGATTCTAAAGTCTACTTTGTGTCGATATGGGAATGCTTTATTGCCGTTTTCGTCATATACCCAACCCTCAATTCGATATTGAGTGTCGTAGTCTTTTATCTGGCCTAGCTTCTTCTCGATATCTAGCTCAGCAGCTACTTGCGCTTCAAACTTTGAATCGTAGATCTTACCATTCATCTCAGTGCGTTTTGCACCGTATTTGTTCGTTTTGCCAATTCTACCAATCTCAGCACCGCAGTTACGACAGGTGAGCCTGCCAAGGGAAAGCATCAAATGTTTTGACTGACAATCAGGACAAGATGCGACAGATCGCACATCATTCATGTCAAACTTCTTATGATTTATTTTTACGTAAACCACGACGTTGTGCCTTCCTCTCTTTGCGGCGCTTCAATCGCGCTCGCCAATTACGAATTCTTCTGAGTACATAATCATCACTATCTAATCTTTCGTAGTAAAGAGGTATGTCATCAAGTAGCGATTTATGCTCTTGGCTATCCATGCAAATACTCCCTATAGCTTCCGTTAGTGAATGTGCTCCATGGTTTATACCCTCCAGACTGCCAGACACGATATGCAACCTTTACAACTGTTGCCGTATCATTTCTATCTTCACCAGGCCGAAAATGCAGACAAGCCACTTGAAGCACACCGTAACTACCGACACATACTCCGTGATTCTCAGTATTAGTTAGGTTATGTTTTAGCGGATCGCAATTTCTATTCTCTGCTCTGGCGATAGCCATCATTATGCGTATATCCCATTTTGGATATTTAACCAGTTCTCGTCGAACCAATTCGCAGCCCGATACCGCAGCTTGTTTTGGTTGCGGCACGGTTGGTTCGACTCTAGAGTCTGGCTTTGCAGCAATTTGCTTATTCTCGGAAATAGCTGCAGGTTTCCGAGCTACTGTTTTGACTGTGAAGTCGCTTGCTTGATCTTGCTGTCAATTTCTGCTGATCTATTCGTCTGGTAGTGTATGCCGGCATAAAAGGCAACGGCGGCTGTAATGAGAATAATTAGTAGTATTGACTTTGCTTTTTCAAAAAGTTGCTTCCAGTTAATATTTTTCTTTTGCATTTGTTTTCTCCTGTTTATGTTAAAACGTTAAGTACTGCGCAGGTGGGTGCGTGTGGTTGTATATTCCAAATTACTACTTGAAAGAGGCTCCAAAAGCACGCACCTGTACAGCACTTAACTATGTATGATGTTTTCGCGACTAAGTTGTTAAAGATCATTTTCTGGCTTATTCACATGAGCATTTTGTTTATCTTCTCCGTCACCTCTATTCTCGCTATTGTTAGGCCGTAAGATAAACATCATGCCAACCGTGACCAGTGTAGTTATTCTGTCTACAAGAGGTTATCAATGTCATATTGCTAACCTCTTCAAACAGAAGAACCCGCTGGCCATCTACCTCCAGCGGGTTCTGCTATACAACAAAAGATCCCGACTAACGTCAGGATCTTGAAAGGTTACGCTCTACTTTGATCGCAGGAACTTGGTGAGGTGCGCCTCCCCATAACTACGATTGTCCACCACAACAATTCCGTTTTGGTGGCATATTGCATACCTCTACTCAACGTTAGGTAGATGGCACAATTTTTGGTGTAAAAATGCTTGGAAGGGCAATTGCCTTTCTCAACTGCCCTTAGTATAGCAAAGTCGGTTAAATATGTCAATATCCTTGAGCGTTATTCCTGGCTTTATAGTACTGATTCTCTACGGCCTCATCTTTGAGCTGTAGGTAAATCATGGTGGTTGAGATGTCTGAATGGCCAAGCAGCTTTTGGATTGAAGCTATGTCACAGCCGTTGAGCAGTAGCCTTGCTGCGTAGCTATGGCGTAGCTGATGTGGTGTGATATGAATGCCAGCATACTTCTTAAACGCTCGCTGGATCCACAGCCGTGCAGTCTTGGTGTTAGCTCTGAATAGTGTGCCGCTCTGACGGCCCCATTCATCGATATAATCGTCAAGGCGTTGTCGTACTTCAGGCGTGAGATAGACGGTGCGTTCTTTGTTTCCTTTACCCAGCACATATACCCGCAGGTCATCAATATCCTGATAAGTGATCTGGCAGGCTTCAGTGATTCTGAGGCCTGTTTCATACATGAAATCTATGAGCATTTTAGTGTGTGGATCAGTGGTTCTCTGAATGACATAATCGATAGTGTCGTGGTTGATGTAACGCGGACGAGGCTTCATATTCTTGTGTGATTTGATGATATCAGGATTGACGGTAGTTATTTCGGCCCTATCTGTTATGTAACGGAAGAATGATTTCAGGATGCGTTTAGTGGTATTTGTGGTTGATGGCGCGTGAGTCTTAGCAAATTCATAGAAATAAAAGTCAAGCCAATTAAATTAATGGTGAGATCTTCAGCATATAGCTTGTTATTACTTCTGCAAAACTCAATGAATTGCTTTAAGTGTGTTCGTCTTGTTGATATGGTGGTTGGTGACATAGTGTCAACGTATGTACAGTGACGAATGTAGTTATCAGCTAGTCTCGCAATAGTGATACTCCTTGCACTGTCGATTGTTTTTGGTTTAGTAAAAAATAAAGCTGCCGCTTGGGTAGCCGTCATTGTTGCGTTCATAAACTCCAAACTCCAGTAGTGATCAATACTTTATTTTACCTACGTAGAAACTTGAGTACTCAAGCATTATTTTGTCATAACGCTTATCCTTATTCAAGCAAAAAGAGGGCAATATTCTAATTTATTTACCCTCTGTTCTAACTACTGTTATTTGTTTAGCTACTGCGCATATCGACATAGTGCTTTGATTTGCATTTATGGCAACCTCTGACGATGAAATACGGAGCGGCTGGACCGCTGTATTCACGCGTTTTGTTTTTCATCACAGTCGCTGAATAATCTATTTTGATAATTTGCTTATACGTTTTCCACTCGTGTTCACAGATGTTACCGTTGTTCTTCTCGAACAGCTTCTGCTGATCGCGTTCAGCCTTTGATCGATTTATCTTGTCAACAAGCTTAGTGCGTAATGAATTGGTGCTGAGTGTCGTCATACTCCAGCTTTCTTGCAGAGGAATGAGAACAACCGTGCTGGTTGTTGACCACGTTGCGCCTCCTCCACCAATTGCCAAACCCTCTGTTCTGGTAGTTTAGCTGCTACCTTGTAGTAGAAGGAAAAATACTTGTGATTGTTGAACTTGTCTGCTAACTGATACGCAATCGATTCAGTGCGCTTTACCTTTTGCCACTTGTCCATGTTTGGTTACCCTCCATAACTAAACAATTGTTATTGAGATTGGGATTGAGGATTTCTTTGTTGAAATCTATTGAGATTGGGATTGAGATTGACAATGATTAGTTTAGTGCCAAAATCGCTACCCCAGTAAAATCCCTAAATTTAAGCCCAAATCTAACTAGCACCATCACTAGATTAGGGTGTTGTGTTTATATGAGAAAATTCTGACAAGAACCGTAGTGCTTAGGGCTTGACAAGAAAATCCTATTTTTCGTGTTTTTGGACCAAAATAAAAGTGGCCCCGACCGAAACAAGGTTCGGTAGAGGCCAGCAATATGACATTGATACATTTAGTCTAGCAAAATATTTGCATTAAGTCAACTGTTCGGAAATACCGAACAGTTCAGTCTGTAAATGATTCTTACTAACTCAACTATAAAGGATTTCTTTCCAGTTCGAAAACCGCCTCGGAGCTTATCGAGGCGGTTTTCAGTAGTTCGGTATTTCCGAACTACTCAACGGCGTTTTGCATCTCGCGAATCAATCCAACGATCACTGTTTTAGCAGCCGACAAGCCAGCAGCAATCGCAGATAGCGTCGTAGCTAGTGCTAGAGCCCACAGCTCACGCCAGCTTGCCGAGAACAGCAAATTTACGAGATTGACACCCGCCAGCAAGAACGTTGCGATAAACGTCTGCACAAATGTCCACAACGCACGTACGATTACGTCTTTGTAGTTGATATTCTTAAGTGCTTCTAATGACTTCATTCTTTTCTCCTTCTCTCACTAACCACCTGAGGGCCGTTTTACCACATGTACGATTAAAATGTTCGTCCTCTAGCGTTAGAATGCGTTCGTTTACTTCTGCCTGCTGCTGCAGGGCTAGCCGATACTCGTCGACTAGCTCTGTATCACTTAGCAACGTCAAGTCTTCCATGTGCGTCCTCAGCTTCTTAGAGCCGGCGGTGTTTTGCCGCGTGGCTCAGTTAACAACTTACCAGTTTTCAAATCGTGCCAGCGACTCAAGCCTGGGACGCTGTGTGCGTCAACCAGGCATTGCAGGCAGTCATTATATGTCGAGCCTGGTGTCATCTGCGGCGTAGTTTTGCCGATATGTAGTGTTACGCAACCGCAGGCTTTGCAATCGCGAAAAAACAAGCTGGACTTGGTGATGGTTATTTTCTGGAGGTTCATGGATTGATCCTTTGCCCTGGATAAATCAGTCCGCGATTAGCAATCCCATTTCGCTCAGCCAGCCGCTGTGTATAGCCAGAGTTACCGAATAGCCCGTTGGTGCCGTGCCAGCCGTTACGCAGTGCGATGTCGCCGAGCGTGTCCCCGCGACGCACAACGTAACCGCCAGTGCTTCGCTGAACGTAGCCTGTCGAAGCTGGCGCGCTGATTCGCGGTGCTTGTGCTGCTACACGTGAATTGACAGCTGATTGAACCTCGGCTGGATTGTAGCCGGCGGCTTGCAACCGTGCTACGCGGTCGTTGCCACTACCGTACACACCACGCAAGACATCTGCCACCACTTGGTCATTCACTGCTTTTGAGCTGGCTGCTGGAGCTGCTGGCGCGCTAGCAGTGCTACCATTTGCCCAGATATTCGGGCGATAGTAACCGATGATTGAATTGCGATAGCCACCTAAGTCCATCAAGTTAAAGGCGTTACCGACATAGATATTGCCTGAGCCTTGGTTTTGACCGAAGAACTTGCCCTGATAATACATAGCCACATGTCCATACGTTCCACCGCCAAAGATTGCCCAGTCGCCATCTTTCATACCAGCTTGCCCAGCGTGCCAGGTAAAGCCGAGTGCTTGGATTTCGCCGACTTGGTTTGCGTATCCACTCGCTCCACCCGTACGGGTAGCCACGACACGTCCACTCAAGCTGAACATGAACTGCTTGAAGCCTGCCACACACTGTAAGCCGTAGCCCTCATTAAATCCGCGGCCATTCATGGCGTTTACAAAAGCAGCAGGACTGGACAGGTCGGTCTTGTAATAGACACCTGACCCCATTTGAGCCAATTCTTTGTCCACAGGGTCGCAACCTGAGCCTTTATCCTGTGGCACATCTAGTCCCATAATGCCAGCGATTGCCGTCTCACGCTTTTTGGCTAGCTCACACAAGGCTTTTTCGGTTGTTTTAGAGTACTTGGCTTTTGAGCCGTCAAGGGTGATACTGCCGTCCTCTGAGGGCTTACCTATAATTAAAAATATAGATGATATGATGATAACGCCTGCAACTATCAACACATCTACCCGATTGATGATGAAGTTTTTCAGATTTGAAATTACTTTTTTCATTTCTCCACCTCTTTAGCTTGGATTTCTCGAGCCATCTTTTTGTCTTGCCTGTTCTTCTCGCTGGTAACACCTGAGAAGTGTACGTTCACAGCACCTGCGACTAATAGGGCAGTTGCGGTGAGTTGTTTGGCGATTGCCTGGAAGCCCCAGATATCGCCCAGACCCTGCACAACGAACGCGCCGAATGACAGCAAACCAACCGCGATAGACAGCTGCCTTGTAGTTTTCTTTTCTAGTTTCATATTTGACCTCCTTGTCATTTATTTTCTCTTGACCGAACAGTTTCGTTTGTTATGTTCAAATCGGTTTTCAACCGCTCGATTTGCGATGATTGTGTTACATATAACGCCCAAATAACGACAAGCACCAACGCACTACTAAATGCAGCCGCAACATTCTTATCCATAAACCGCTTCACTTGCCCAGTAAAAGTAGCCTCATTGATACCTAGGTTCTTTTCAATTGTATTGAGGCGCCCAGATTGTTGCTCAACGAGGTCAGCCAACTTTTGATATTCTCGCCGGCTAACAGAATCTTGATTGCGCACGATGTCTTTAATTTCAATGACATCTTCTTTAATATGCTCAACATTCGCCTGTAGCGCGCCGAATTCTTTTGCTGATACGTCTGTACTGCTCATGATTTCTCCCATGGCTGATCTGTCAACCAAGTTGCTGACCCGTACCACTCTTGCCGTCCTGGGATAGCAGAATGTCCGGTTATAGAGCCATCCTTAGCAAACCTGTACATGGTATTGCCTGCATATCGCCCTGAGTTAATACCAGTGATTAGCATGTTCGTATTGTTGATTGGTCTATATTTCTTTGGTATTTTTTCACTAGGTGAAAATACGCCTGCTGGAATTTCGTTAATTTGGTCAATTCGAGCTGAAACTGTATTGCCAATTCGAGTAAGCTTCAGTATCATCCCCCAACCGATTTGCACGTCCTCCTCCTTGGCGGTCTTTACGTCAGGATAATCCTTAGCTTCTTGCATCCACTCACCATAAGTGACAGGGGCAGCTGTATCTCCACTTTTGATGATACGGGTATAGAAATTCCCTTCAATGTCGGCATATTGCTGCTTGACGTAACCTTTTGCTTGCGAGCCTGGTATAACAGCAGGGTTGAGCGGTGTGGAGATGAGCCATCCCGGGTTATCTGATGGGCGGTTAGCACAAGCTTTAATTACATCGTTTTCTCGAAATACCCATTTACCAAATTTGAACAAGCGAGCATCATTGAAATCAATGCTCGAGCCTTGTTCTACGAACTCAGTAGCAGAATTTAACGCCTCATACGATACTGATTCAGGTTTAAGTGTGCCGTCTGAGTTGTGAAGATTTAGTAATGCTTGAGCTAAATAATCACTCCATAGCGTAGATGGACCTGGCTGGATAATATCTCCGACCTTATTGCCCTCATCATTGCCACCTAGCAGTACCTTGAAGCCAACAATGTTACCTGTCCCCTTGTTAGCAACTCCTATACAGTCACGAACACTCCCCTCGACTACCTTCTCCGCTGAATCTAAGCGATATGATATAAAATGCATTGCAGTATCTTCACTCCATCCACTCAATCCATCTACCAGCAATGTGTCAGACCCTGGCGCCCGCGGGCTGACAACTCGTGCGACATTTGGATAAGAAGAGCCGTCTGTTGTTCTAGTGATTTTATCTTTTATGCTTGCCATAATACCTCCTTTAACTTAAATCCTTCGTGCCAATATTGACGTACTCGAACACGACACGTGACATTGCATAACTCACTCCTGGATCAGATGAAGACCATCCGTACTGAATCCATTGGGCATCCTCATCTATCTCCAGCTCCACCTCCTCGCTTGCAGAGTTAAAGTTCTTTGGAACAGTCCTGACGTAGCTCCATCCAGCTCTCGGGGTGCTCCAATGAACTCCTGGTTCACTCCAGCCAGTACGGCTTGATGTTGCACCAAAATACCTAGTTTCAGAAAAGGTCTGTAGACCATCCTCTGTTTTTGCAGTAGCAGTGACCGTGATTCTCCCTTGTGGGCGCAAGATAATAAAGATTGCTCGTAAAACGCGTGCCCAATCTCGACCCGTCTCCTCAAACCGCAATTGACCACTCAAAGCACTCGTACTAAAAGGCTTACCATCGTCAACCGTTTTAGCTCCTTTGGACAATTCAACAATCTTGTCCCCTTGGACTATTAATAGATGAGTAATGCCAGAGTTATCGTTATATAGCGTCATCCAATCGCAGCGTATATTCCAAGGCTTCATCCATGCACCTTTACGATCGGTGTCATAAACCCATATCTGGTTATTGTAATCAGCAGCTACTGGCAGTGCCCAATAAACACGCCCTTCAAACGCAACACCTACGGCTTTGTCCATAGTCTTGTTATTAAGGTTGGTGATAGCATCTTGGATGGTATTTGTAATACGACGCGTAGACAGAACGTTTTGCAGCTGCGGAAGAGTTCCTGTCGTGTTAAATCCACCACGACTTGGATATAGCAGGTCATTATTGTAGATAACTAGGGCGTCAGGGCTATCAGTTCCGTCATTGCCAGTGTCCTCTTGAACCTGCCAAACAGTAATAGTCTCCTCACCATATGTAATATTTGTTGGGGTGATGTAAAAACGTTTTCCAGTACCGTTTGTACCTTGGCTGAGCACGGTGGCTTTAGGATCACCTTTACCGTCGCGATACGGTGCTACAGCATATGGTATTTCCTTTGTACCATTACCGACTGGTGTATATCCTCCACCGTAACCAGGTGAAAAATCAAGCTCATGACCATAATCACCACCACGCCATACATAAAAAGGATTCTTCTTATCACCAGTTAGCCAAACTCGACCATTAATAACCTCTGCTCGGGTTGCTGTTGGACCTGCAGTATTATTATCTTTGGGCAGTGGGACCGATACATCTAGACTACGTGAGCCGTTGTCAACAAAGGTTGTTTGATCCATTGGCAGTGCAGTAGCGAGACGATAAAGGGTTGGGTCGCCGCCGCCATCGACACCAACACCACAATAAATATTCCATGATTTAGCCTCTGTGCTGTCAGGTCGTTTGATTGCTAGGCTATGTTTTTCACTATTCCACATATCACGGTCAGTAGAGATTGATTGTTGCAAAATCGGTGAGCCTGCAGTCTCTCCTACGGTAGAGTTAAACGTAACTGCGTAAAAGGCCTTAAAGCCAGTGCCGTCAAGGCCAGTGTTTTTATCCAGGGTGGGTTTTGTCGGGTTGGCGATTTCTCTAAATGCTACAATCTTTGAATTAGCGATATCTAGATAACTTAGCGTATCTTCGCCGTTCATAATGAGCAGATTATTTCGTATTTGTTTAAAATGTCCGCGGGCGGTGCTGTGGTAGTCTTTACCTTCTACCACTTTCCAGGTTTCATCTTCACCACGTGCAATGCAAAGCCTTGTCTTGCCGTTAATTCGCTGAAGACACGCTAGCCAGTTGACCGTGCCTTCTCTCGTCGTACTCCGGAATTCAGCTAGCTCTCCCAATATCATGCCTTTTGGCTGCGGGCCATATTTAGCTGTACCTGGTCGATTTGTTATAACAGAGTCTTGATCTAGGATGAGGTTTTCAGACGATCGTAGACCCCTTAGTGGCGTACGGCCATCATCAAATGCCGTTACCACACCATTTTGCCAGTCTTGAACTGCCAAACGCTGTATTTTTGGTGCCCTCATGTTGTTAGAAGGCTTTAACATATGTCAGACACCCCCGGGACCATGTGTAGTGGCCGATAGCTCGCCTGGGCAGCGTTATTTTCAATCATCTTTTGCATCAACTGGTTTGCTTCAGCGATGAGATTACTATATTGATTCTGTAGGAGAATATCGTTACGAGCGTATTCAGCCGCACACATTGTCACTAGCCACATTGGATTATCTACAGGTACAATGCTATCCGCTTTGGTAAGTAATGGAGCACGCAGGTAAACAGGGACGTTAATAATCCCATCAAGCATGGGATCATCCTCTCTAATCATGTCGACAAACACCAGTTTGTTGCTAGCAATAGTGCAGCAATTTTGTCCCTTGTACATTCCCGCTTGCTCTGGAGGCACTGTAGTGTACTCTCGCACCTGTCCACTTTTTACAACTTTGACAGCATCTCCTAGGGTATCGCTAACCTTGAAAACCTTAGTCGTATCGATCTCATATGCTTGTTCTAGCGATAAAATACCAACGGTATATGACGGCTCATAAAGGGATTGCCAATCAACATTTGGCTCACTTTGCCATACAGGAATATACATATTAGCAATACCTAATATTTTCTGGTACTTCTTGTCGGTTTCTGGTAGGTTTCGTACTTTACCAGTAGCTTTTAGCATGACTGCTGATACAAGCTGTGTAGTGTTCATAGCGTTTTCCTAAATTAAAAACACGGAGCCGGCTTATTATTGCCAGACGCTCCGTGTTTTTTTAGGTCACGCTGTTTTCTCGCTTACTATTATAACACATTTATGCTTTTTTAGTGCGTATTCGTGTATTTTTTCCACTAGTTTTAGTGTTCCACTTTTTGATGGCTGCATTCACCTGCTTTTGAGTATTCATTTTACTAATCAGGTTTTGTCCTATCTGATTGATACTCATACCCCCAACTGACGTTTGACTGGCCTTTGGCGCTGACGATGAGATATTTGCTGCGGCCTTTATTCCTATAGAAGCAACGCCAGAGTTAGCGGACCGACCACTACGACCACCTCGGCCACGACCCGAGCCACCCCGGCTGCTGCTACCAGACCCCTCTTTAGTAATCCTATTACCGTCAACATCAAACTGAGCAGCGTTGAGGGCTCGTGCTTCCCACTTAGTGATATACCCCTCAGCGCGTAACTTATTGACGACGCCGTTCTTAGCAAACATCTGCCCAGTAATACTTTTACGTCGCCCATTAGTAAGTGCTTGCATTAACTCTTCATGGGACGATTCTTGTGCCTTTTGCCTCCAGTAATTATCCATCAAACTCACTTCTTTATGAGTGGTCATTGCCCCGTACTCAATCTGCTCTTTAGTATAGCCAGACTCTTGATAGTAACGTTCCCGTACCCAATCTGGCAAATCCTTGTGTTTGCCCATGAGGATGTCTACGGCACTCTTTGCTTTATTGACCTTCTTCTCACCATTTTCCAGCTTATTAAGGATATCATTAGATGAGTTGAACTCTTTTTTGGTAGTTGAAGCATTATCAATGTTATACGCTTTCATCCAGTTATAGTAGGCCTCGTCACTGACACCTTGACCCTCTGCTAGAGACTTATAGTAGCTTCTCTGTACATTACCGCTCTTATTAACCAATAAGCCGTCTTGGATCTTGTATGTGCCTTTTTTAAGCCCACGCTCAAAGTCTTTAATGGTCTTGCCTGTATCATCACCAGTAGTCGATGTAGTGGCTGATTTTTCGTCTGGACGCAATGCATTCTTGCCAAATAGTAGAGCCTTAGCTTGATTCCATGCATTTCCAGAGTCTACTTCAAAGTTTGTATGCTCCTTACCATTCTTGTCAGTATAGACATCTCCACCGTCCTGTAGGACCTTTATGCCACTCGTGGTTTTCTTTATTTGATTGCCTACGGGGATGAGCCCCTGCAAGTTTTTTTGTGCCTTCTCATTGTCGCCCTGGGTTGAGTAGTATCCAGCACCTATAAGGTTAGCTACTGTCTGCGCTACTCCGGTAGCACCATCAAATCGCCCTAGATCACTTGTCTTACCAAATATCTTTTCACGTTCAGATTTAGGTACCATATTAAGCGATGCGGACGCAATCGGATTTAATTTTGCAAGTTCTGAGCCAACTCGAGCCATTTTTTGTCCTAGTTTGTCATCTTCACCATCATCATCCGCATCATTGCTCAGCACGTCCTTAATAGCATCATACATATTAGCCAATGGTTCACTACCGGTTGCTAGCTTCATCAACATATTCATCCCGTAGGCAACTGCAAACGCTTCTGCGGCTCGTGTTGCCGTGCCGCCCGCGTCCTTGAACTGTAAGCCTCGTATCTCAGAGCCAAACCTCTTTACGTTTGCAACATTATTTTTCCAGCTTTCATTAGTTTCATAGGTGAATTGCAAGAACATTTTGCCCAAAGTTGATTTATATACTTGCGGCATAGCACCAACACCACGTCCACCAACAGCACGTTCGGTCGCCTGATCGGCTGCTTTTATCAGCTGGTATCCTGTTAGCCCTTTTCTCTGAGCACTGTAGTAGTTAGCGGCCCAGTTTAGCTGTATGAATTTTTTCTCTACCATATTCATACCAGAAACAACGCTAACACCGTTTGTAAACTTTTGGTATTTAGACTTAGTAAATTTACCGTCAGTATCCGTGTAGCGTTCACGCAAGAATGGGGATTTACGCATTGCCTCTTTAGTGCTTTTATCAAATGCCGTCAAAAAAGCATGACCCGTACTACGCAATCCATTATCTCGGACCGTTTCTGGTAAGTTTAATGTTTGTGCTAGGGTTGATGATAAATTACCTAAAATCTTATTAGCACCATTGATACTCTCTAGTCGTTGAATGAACTGAACGCCTCTGTTGGTCTGGTCAATGAATGGCCTGTCTAGAGAACTACTTTTGCCGGCCATTTCATTGACAAAGTTCTGTACAGCAATAGTAGCCTTGCTGGATATCTTATCACCTTTAGCTAGATTACTGTCTGGGTCGATGTTAGTACCGCTCTTTTTAGCCATATCGATTGCACGCATAGATGACTCTATTTGCCTACCGCGAGCAATGACCGGTTCCATATGAGTGTTATATAGCATAACATCTGCATAATATTCAAAAGCCTTACGCGGATCTTTTTCATAGCTCACCATACCGCCAAATCGACGCTTCTCATTAGCATTGAACTTATGAGTTGGTTTGAAATCTGCAGATAAACCAGCAATTGAGGCTGGTATTTCACCACGGGCTTGACCTTCCATATCCCCTCTCACGCCTGTTGGAACGGCAGCCAACAGCTTATCCACGGCTCTGCCTAAGATATTGCTTCGCTTTTGAATATGTGGCATGTAGTTCTTGAGGTATGGGATTTCTTCCTTGCCATACATACGCCTAATCGAGTTGAGGTTTGAAATTAAGGCGTCATAATTATTACGCATGAATGTGTTATACTCTTTGACGCGCTCAGCTGCTCGGCTACCATACTTCTTTGCAAATGCAGCGTTCATATTTTCATCAGCACTACCTACAGGGAACTTACCCTCAGTATACAAACCAACATCTTCCCAGAACTTTTTGCTCTTTGCAAAGCGCGGACGTGCTTTATCGATATGCTTAGCTAGTGCAGCATGTTTACCTAGCAGGTTCTCGATTTCATCAGCATAGTTAGCGTATGCTTCAGTTTTTTGGTAGTAAAGGTCTTTAAGCAGTTTTTGGCCCACCTTATCCTGAATATTCTTCTCAACAAGGCGGTTAAAGGTATCCGTGATACCGCCCTTACTTTTATCTAATGAGTTTGTCAGATGATCAGCCTCTACCACATCAAATTTGCCATTAACTTGATGAACCACTCCAAATGGTGTTACCTGGATGTAGTTACCTTCAATTTCACCAGTCCTTGGGTTACGCACAAAACCACCATCGATTGAATGTTCACCTACTAAAGGAACGACAGCGACTCCACCAGCACTATCGGGGTTTTTGTAAGCCATGAATTCCTGGACCTCGCCATCCTGTTTAGCTGCTTCTAGGGCTTTCAGGATTGCCTCGTTTCTGCCTACCTTATTAATACTGTTTGTCTGACTCTTCCAGATATAAGCCGCTCGTGAGGTCGGTGTCCAGTCACCAGGTTCTCCATTATCCCCAACATAACGCCGCTCAAAGTTAGTAAAGCTCTTTTTACCGCCACGACCACGTTTTGTATGAACGCGGTATTCATAATCTCCGTCCCTAAACGGTTTCGTCCAATTATCTAGTATTCCAGACTTGGTCTGTTCATATAAATTACCTTTGGTCAACAGATGTCCGTCTTCCATCGGCACATTAGTGAATGCACCAGATTCTGCTGATTGAGGCGCGGTATTCGTATTAGGTATCACATTAGCGCTGTGCTTTCTAATAAATTGCTGTAGCTCTTGCCGCTTAAGTCCTGCCTGGCGGGCAATCCTAGTGATTTCCCGATTTGCGTCTGCTACATCTTGATTGTTGCCATCCATCATAGCCGCTTTGCGATATTCTATGATATCCTTGAGCTCATTCCATGCATTTTCTTTTGTCTCTTTAGCTACACGAACACGCTCCTGTGTTGCCTGTTCAACATCCTGCTGGGCTAAAGCAATAGTTTCTGGATCTTTTCGTAATTCGGCAAGCATTTGCTTATTTTCACGTACTCGACGGCGTGATTCGGCAGCACGCTGTAGCTCTTGAACAAAGCCATCGATCTCGTCATAGCCCATTTCCTGAGCAATAGTGTCAATATCACGCTTGCCTGTACGACGCCTGTAGGCAACTGGTATGTCTTCTATTAGGTTTCCTAGGTAGTGTTTTAGATCATCAACATGGATGCGTGGTATATTCCAATTTGTGTCACCACCCATGATATTAGTTTCTTGATCCGCAAACAACTCTGGGTTGGTCTCTGCTATTCGTGCATCAATAGCTTGACGCAACTCCTTGGTCATCTTTGGCTTTGGATTATCTTGGATGTCATTAATAGTTTCTTGAAGAGGGTGCTGGTAACGATTATTTGTATTGACATTTTGGGTGTTGTTTGCTACACTATCGTTAAGATTCGTGGACTGTAATTGCCCCGTTTCGGACGTATCATCAAGCCTCGACATATTATATGCAGGATTGGTGCGGCCAGATGACGAATCATTAAAGTAGGTGACGACTCGTAGTTCGTTGCCTTTTTTAATTACTTCGACAATAGCAATTTTATTACCTTCAAGGTTACGCTCCATACGAATGCGCTCCGTGTTTCGTACTGGTTTACCTTTAATAATCACATCTGGATCTTCCAAAACGTATGGCAGCCTGCCCAAGTCAGCGTCGGTCAACAGATTGGCTGGTTTTTTACCGCCTTGCCCATGAGTAGATAGCATATGAACAGCGCCGCTCCTATCCATGACGATACGTGCATCCTTACTTATTGATATGCCAGTCTCTGTTTTTATCCTGTTTGCCAAGTTATCAGATACACGTACTAGTGTGAATAGTGCACGGCGACTATTTGCTAGGTCATCAATACCTTTAATTGCATGGAGTGCTCTTTCAGGATCAATACTCATCGTCCTCACCCGTCCATCGCCGCCAGGTGTTTGCTGTTTGGCGTTCTTAAATTTCCCGGTCTCCATTTGAGCATAGAATTGCTTAATAGCGTCTTGCTTGCCGACAAGTCCCATAATAGCTTCAGTAATCCGGTCATATACTGCTAGGACCTTCTGAGGAACACCTAATCTAGCACCTAGACGTACTTTATTTTCACCGTTCAGTATTCCGTTATAGTAATCACTGAATCCGTCAGCTAGTTGTTCCTCGGCTAGCAGGTTAATGTCACCATCCCCATATTCTTTGCTGTACTTACTAATGAGATAGTCATCACCATAAGACTCGCGGATAGTGTCTAGAAGCTCCTGCTTATTGTCTGCACGCTCCAAGAGCTTGTGTCCCAATTCATGGTTTAGAGTGTCTTCAGACAGCTTGTTCAGGTTTATTTTGTCGGTATTTGGATCGTAATAGCCGAGTGCTTTTCTTTGCATTTCATTTTGCCACTCATTGAATACAAGGCGCTCATCACCTGTTAGTTGTAGGTGGCGTGCTAGGAGGCTACTTTGGCTAGTTAGCTCCTGCATTTGAGCATCTGCCTGACGCTTATACCTTACGTAATCTCGTACTTTTACGTTATTCTCATCAAACACCACATAGTTGGTACTCTCTGCCCTACCAAGGTCTCGATTATTAGCATTAAATAGAGAATCTGCCGGATAAATAATTCCGTCGATACCGGCACGGCTTAAGAACATAGAGGTTTCTTTTGGTGTCATACCCCACTCACTTTGTAATTTGTGATATATGGACGCACCAGACTCATCAGTGTCGAATGGGATTGAATTAGGGTAACTCTCGGTATCTCTTACGCTAGTTCCCCATTTGTCGGTTAAGTTCTCAGCAAGAGCTTGTTGTTTTATCTTATGTTTTTGCTCAGGATCAACAGTGTCATACCAACTTAAGAAATCAAAGTCACGACCATCACTACTAGCAAGATCCACGTTATACAAGTTTCTGCTATTGCCAACATCATTAACTCTTTGATTGATCTCTTCCTCGGCAAGACGTCTCTTTTCTGAGCTATTGCGCACAATCTGTTCTAGTTCGCTAGCAAGATTGTTGTACTTTTCGGATGCTGCTATAAAATCACTATCGAAACCAGTTCCGGCCATCTCGTCTGCCTTTTTGCCATAATACTGACTCTGCTGTCGCAATGAATCAACCTGTTGGGCTAATTCATCTGGGTTCATATTGGCTGTAATATTGTACCCGTTTTTAGATAAGAAACGTTGAAGCTCATCGGGCATAGTGTCTTTATTTACATACAGACTATCCCTGAATTCCCCAGAGATTAAGTCATTTTTTATACGCGCACGATTATTGTTGTTGCCAATATCTGCATAGTGCTCGCCAATACCTTTATTATCAGTAAAATATAGACCCCACCCAAAGGACTGGTTGCCCTCACCAGAGCCAATATTATCAGTAGAGAATTTATTAAATTTATGCGGTGAGCCGTGATATAGATTTGTCCCATTCTGTATCATCTTATACCTCACATCCTGTGCAACTCGGTTTTGTACACCCTGGGTAGCCTGCTCGACAAGATAGCTTTCTAGTTTGCCAGTGGTCTGCTGACGGGATGCTACGGCTTTGACATCACCGCGTTGAATGTCTGACATATTCTGACTAACAGCCTGCTTGAGAGCAGAGCTAGCATTTGGTATGGTGGTCTCTACTGTCTGGTTGACGTTGACCTGCTGGATTGGGTGTGTCTGGTTGGTTCGTGTATTGACCGCGTTGACCTCTGCTGCCTGGCGTAACGATGCTGTGTTTACTGGCCGACGGTAGAAGGTTGAGTAACCAGAATGCTGTGTAGTGCTGGTCGCTGTTGGCTGAACTTGCTCCGCTACTTGTACTTTACCTGTAGTAGCACTTGGTACTTCTAAAGATTGATTAGGCTGGATACTTGCTGATCGATTTCGTAATGTACTGATTGCCTTACCGCCAGCGCCCATCATAACACCGCCCAGTGCCCCTAAAGCACCGGCCTGTGCGTGCTGCTTCCAGTCAGTATTAATTTTGCCATCATCTGCTAGGTCGCCGGCAAGAGATTGAACTGTTTCTTCAGCACCCTCTTTAACTGCGCCACTAGTAATGTTCTTTACTACACCCAATACCCTCTTGCGTACAGCTTGATCTACTGCCTCTTTGGCGACTTCTTTACCGCCTTGCTTCAATGCAGATTTGACTAGCTGGCCTGATGCACCGAATGGTACACCAAATAGGTCAATGGCACCATCAGCAGCACTACCAAGCCGCTGCATACCATTGAGGTTTTCTACTCTACCATCCTCCGTCATGCGCTTACCAACAACAGCGGACGCAAGCTTTTCCGGCCCTTCCGCAGCTCCCTGAATCATTCCAGGCACTAATTTACCCGCAAACCTTACATAATCACCTGGGCTATCGACTTGAAATCCCGCCTTATCATCATATGAATCAATCCATTTATTGACGTTATCCATTCCTTTAACTACAGCACGCCTTGCGCTATCGATCGGCTGAGCTATTGCAGCTACAGGCTTTAGCATGTTTGCCATGTTTTGTGACTGGCGAGCTTCATTTGCAGCAACATGCGCCTCATTCTCTAAACGAATACGCTCTTGACGTTTATTAAGGATTTCAGGCTCAGAAACACCGCGGGCACGCAATTTATTATCAATGGCGTCATTACGAGTCGCTTGCTCTGTCTTATATTGAGCAATATTCTTATTTACTGCGTCTAAAGCACGGGCTATACTATCCCCTTGAGAGTTAAGCACTGAACTACGATATGGACTGGCTACTGTTGATTGTAGTTCAGGCTTTGGTTGTTGGACCTGTTGAGGTTGTACTGGTTGCGGTTTTGGCTGTTGAATAGGCTGAGGCTGCTGCTGGATTGGCTGCTTGACTGCGTTCTGTATCTGAATCTGCTGGTTTTGTTTATTAACCCAGTCTTGTTGACCTTCTGGGGTAAGCATTTTAGGAGCGTCATTTGTTGTAACTTGCGGCTTTGGTTGGTTGTTTTGATTTAATTGTTGATTTGCCTGATTGGCTTGTTCAAGGGGATTAAGATTGACTTTTGGTTGAGACTGGTTGAGCCCACTATTTTGATTGGCCCACGGTATATTTGGTCGTACTTGTAATGTCGACTGTCCATTTAACTGAGGCTGTTGGACCTGTTGAGGTTGCGGCTGCCGTATTGGTTGTGGCTGAGCCTGTTGCTCTTTACGTCGTTTCTCCTCATCATTAACCCAACCTTTTCCTCCAAAAAAGTTACCTAATCTCTGAAAAAAGTCCATATCCTAATCCCCTCCTCGATATTTATAGGTATTGGTTTTGACGTTTACGCTCTTCCTCTTGATTGAGGCGGGTGTTGTAGATACTCAGTGTTGGATCACTTCCAGGGCTAGCTGGATCAGATACCCCAACTGAGGTGTCTCCCCCTACCTTATAGCTGTCTAGATCTTTAGCCTTGTATTCCACCTTGTTACCACTGTAGGTAGACTGCTGACGTCCTAGGTTATCAATTTCACCTGACAGAGCATTTGCGCGACCAAGGTCTGCACGTGCGGCATTAGCACCGTTCGCACCCTGTGCGGCAGCCTTTTGGCTCTTCATCTGAGCTAATTGCGTCAATAGATTCTGACGTGTAGTTTGGGACGCTTGACGGGCCGCGCTATCTTCATTTGCCTTCCAGTCATTCAATTTCTTGTCTTCATCCGCGTAATCGTTCTTAAACTGACCCCATGTTGTGTCAATTTGCTTTTGGTTCTGTGCATAGGTTTGACCAGCACCAGAACGCTGTTGGCTAGCTTGGTTCTGTACCGCACGGCCTGCTAGTTGCATATCTGATCCAACTGCACCCATACTACCGAGCGAGCGCAATAAGCCGCGCAATCCAACAGAGGATCGGTCATTGATGTTATTAATGTTAGTACGGCGTTGCTGCTGGTTCTGGCGAGTCTGATCATTGAACTGACCCTCTGCACGGTTCCAAGAACTGCGCAACTCATTTTTCTTGGTGTTGTACTGGTTGTTGATATTACCCAAACGTACGCCTAGCTGAGTGTCTATACGACCTAGACCATGCTCTAACTGACCAATACCTTGGTCGTATTCTGCAAGCTGAGCAGCACTGGCACGGTTGCCTCCGCCATAGTAGCCGCCTCCACCACCACCGTAGTAGCCGAGGTTGAGATTCTGATTGCCAGTATTGCCTTGGCCCTGGTTTTGACTGTTCCTCCAGCTGTTATACGAGTTAATCCACCATGGAAGAACATTTCGATTAAGGGCTGATGCGGTATAGCCGTTTGATGTTTGCTCGCGAGTCCCCAGTCCTAAGAATCCACCGCGCTGACCCATTAAGAAGTTGCCGTCCAATCTACCATCATCACCAACCTTGTTTAGTAGGGCTTGAGCTTCTGAGCGCCTAACTCCGCCAGGGTTATTGTTGGCGTGGTACTGCAAATACTGACGAAGTGATGCATTTCCGTTCATAAGAAAAAATCTCCTTGTTAATAAGGAGATTTGGGGTTTGCGCTATATGCTAACTGTTATCTTGAGATACAAAAATGCTGAACCGCGTATGTTTTGCTATTGTCACTGTTGCGACTAATGCCAAGCCCAATTTTTGTATACTCTGGGTCTTGTATCGCTTTGCGGTGTGGTTCTGAATTCATCCACTGGTTAAAGGCATCTCTACTTGTCGCCTCAAAACCAGCCCAGTAAAAATTTTCACTAACCGTACGGCAGCCAGCTTTACTCATTAGGTTAGCCATCTCTAATGAATACCAATTATCTGTACCTGGTATATTGTGCTGTTTGTATCCCTTAGCTAACATATCGTCAGATTTTAGCTGTGCGCTCATACGCACGTTATCATCATGTATTAATGGCGCCACGCCGATCCGCGCGCGTTCGGCATTGACCAATTCCAGGATTTCGCCAGCGTCCGCGGGACCGACATCGTATTTATCCTTCTTTGGTTCTGGCGTTGACTGCACTTGCTCCTGATCCGCCTTGGCAGTCGCCTGATCATCTAGATGAGTCTTTAGCCATATACCACCACCAGCACCTACTGCGAGGGCTACAATGACGGTGATGACTATAGCCTTTTTCATGCTTACATTGTAGCACAACAGAGGTGGAATGTCAATCACCTACCATGCCATGGCTCACATGCTATACCATCACCATCTCGGTCAAGCTCTTCCCTATAACCAGGCTCACCTTCCCGTATTGACTCCGCACCATCCGCACGAGCCTCAGAGCAATTTTCGTAGTATACGTCATCTTCGCTAGGCTCGTCTTCATCAATAGGATCGTAATACCTACTGCTTGGGTTGGTAATACCTGAAGAACTACTGCTTTTGCGTTGGGTATGGTTTGATTTTGTCTTGCTAGAATTGCTAAAGTAATAGCTACACGCATACGCTACAAGTATTGCCATTCCTACCGTCAATACGCCAGCAAGAAAGTCGATGACCTTATCTTTCGTACCCTCACTCATACAGCCACTCGCCTACACCACCATGGTGCGAGCAAGCCCCTCTTCCGGTAGCGTATGACCGCCAACCATCACGACAGATCGCTCCGACCCTATGGGTTGCTTGTTGCCGAACTGGCTGTGGTGCTGGCTTTGGCGTACGAACAACGATATGAGCTGTTGGCTGAGTTATAACCTCTACCTTATCCTCATATCCCGATCTGCTTGGTTTGCAAATCTTTTTACTTCCGGCAACACCTTGCTGTTTTACTGTTTCTGTATAGCCGTATTGACCCGTGTCGCCTTCATACTGTGTTTCAAACGGTATTTCTTCCGTTTTACAGTCTGAATAGGTTACAGGTTGGATTACTGGTGCCGGTGCTGCATGCTGTTGTTGCTGATTATTGTTTACTGCTCCAGCAATGCCAGCCAATGCAGCAACACCAATAATGGCGCCGATGACGCCTTTAACGGCCTGTGGTTTTGTTCCCATCTTAGTAAGACTCCCTATTTATTACTAAAGTACCTTTAGCATACACCACAAACCCCAAATCTCCAAATTGTGAAATTACTATTAAAAACGGATACATTCTCGCTATCTATTTGATCAATATTATGGACCATTCTTACACTAACATATGCTTCACCTTCATCATCACTACTGTTCTCACTAAAATATGAGCTTGGAGGTTATTGTCATCTTTGTGACCAGTGTAGTTATTCTGTCTACAAGAGGTCATCAATGTCATATTGCTAACCTCTTCAAACAGAAAAACCCGCTAGCTCTCTACTTCTAGCGGG